TCTCCAAATTTACCTTTTTTCCCAGACAATTGTTGCCGTTTCTGAAAGTAAGGTGCTACCCCCTCGTAATCATAAGTGGCACCAAATTCCATTGCCCAAATAGGGAATGTTGGTAGTGTACTCTTATTTTGAGAAAGTAAATCCAAGAATTTTTGCCATGCTGCCATGTGCTTTCTCGTGACTGGACGTAAAGACATATAGTCTGTATCTTCAGGAATTAGTATTTGAGAAATATCACAGTCAGGCCTTTCCTCATGTTTTGGAAATGCAAAAGTTTGCAACCCACCTCTACTTTTTAAACGACCAACAATATACATTCTTGTTCGATGCTGGGGAATACCAAAATAATGGGGAGATATAATATCTTCTTTTACCTCATAAAGCATTGATAGCTTTTCATGAATTACACGATACGTATTTCCTTTATCATGAGATTTCAAGTTAGGAACATTCTCAAGAAATACAAATTCAGGCTTGTGAAATTCGAGAACTTCCATTATTTTATTAAACAAGTTGCCCCTTTCTTTCTCATCCTGAAACCCTTGTTGTTTTCCTGCTTGTGAAAATGGTTGACATGGAAAACCACCACATAAAATATCATGTGATGGAATGTCCTTTTCGATATTAATAAGATTAATATCCCCAGCACACTTCATACCAAAATTACTCTCATACAAAGTGCGTAAATCTTGCTGGAGTTCACTAGCAAATACACATTTGCAGCCCAATTGCTCTAAGGCCAAATGGAATCCTCCTAATCCTGCAAATAAATCTATAAACTTATATGTTGGCATAATTGGATCGTTTTTAAATTTGGTGTCATAATTAATTTTTCAGACATCCAATAGGTACAACATAGACTCCATCTGTTCGCTTATAGGCAAAATCACCAACGCCTGTCAGCACCATACAAAAAGCAGGAGCTTTCATTCGAGATGTATCTATGATATTTGAGAGTGCCATTAATGTTTTTGCACCATCCTCAATCAATTTCTCTCCACCCAATTTTATTTCAATGAGACCATACGAACCATTACGCAAATGTACTACAGCATCACATTCCAAACCATTCTTATCTCTATAATGATAGACAGAACCATCTAAGGCATCAGCATAAACCCTAAGATCTCGAATACACATTGTTTCAAAAAATAACCCAAAAGTATTTAGGTCGTTAATTAAATCATTGGGACCTAAACCAAGGGCTGCCACGCCAACCGAAGGGTCAACATAATACCTTGTATCAGATGTACGAACCGCTGTTTTACTTCTCAAGTTAGGATTCCATGCCGGCATATCCTCAATTACAAATATTTTCCGCAAAGCGGTAAGGTACGCATCTATCGTTTCATCGCTGACATCCTCTGGTTCATTTGTTGATATGTCGGCAAGGATTGTGGCGATACTTGCTTGAGAGCCTTGATGCCTGGCATATGAACGCATAATTCTTTTTGCCCGTTCTGCATCTCGTTTTACATTGTCTACTCGTGATATATCGCTATTTGTTATCGCTTTATAATATTCTGTTACCTGTAATAGTGCCGCCTTTTCTGTTTTCTTTTGCAAAGCTTTAGGCCACCCCCCACGGCAAACAACAAACGCAAGCACTGGCAATGTAAGTTTATTCAAGGCTCCTATTTTATCCGGGGCAAGGAACAGTTCTGACAGACTTATCTCACCTGTAGAATCCCCTGATTCCCACAAACTCATAGGACGCATGGTGAGCCATCCATATCTTCCAGTACCTGTGTGGTGAATTTCCTTAGCTTCGACAGGTACAGCAGAACCTGTAAGCATAAACTGCCCGTCTTCATCTCGGTGATCTACTTCAAACCGAATAGCATCCCAAAATTGAGGAACTTCCTGCCATTCGTCAATCAAACGAGGAGTTTCCCCTTCGAGCAAAAAACTAATATTGGTTTGAGCCATTTGCCTATATTGCTGTTGCTTAGTAGGGTCATCCATATAGATAACACTTTTGGCCTGTTGTTCAGCCGTGGTCGTTTTACCACAAGCTTTAGGTCCCTCTATCAATACAGCACCCATCGCCTCTAATTTATCACGCAGAAGTTGATCCGCTATTCGATTCTTATATTCCATACACCGTATTTTTCTGCAAAGATAGCTTATTTCTTTGTATTCCAAATCAATTTCAAAAATATATTTGGAAATTTGACGCAAAATCATTTGGAAATTTGGCTTTGTTTCGATTGGAAATTTGGCGTATAATTATTTTATACTATTGCGGTGATATTATTTACGGCATTTTCTTTGGAATATTCTCTATCTCTGACCTCATAATTAGGTATTAAGCATTTGCCACAGCCGTTTTCGTTTGGGCTTGCCCGTGTGCCACGAAATATCTTTCGGGGGAGCCTAATACCCCAACCGCCTTACGGCGTCGGGTAGGCTGCCATACAATCTGCAAGCAGAGGCGGTGGGATTATCCGATATATGACGGATTATAGAATGGCAGTCAAATGGATAAACAGCCTTTCCCGGTCGGAAGATTTTAGACCTCAATTCGCGAATAGGTTTTAACCGACAAAAGGGAGATGAAAAAATTGTTACCAATAATTGTTTCTCGCGGGTTAAGAACGGATTTGCTTCTCCGACATAATCCGTTCATTTCTCAGCGGTCGAATTACGACCTTTTCCTTGTCGATAATGCTACCGGCATTCGAGTGTAAGAATCCTGTTTTAGAGTACGATTTCGGTCATCAAAGTTCAACCGCATTTCTTTTCAGTTGTTTGCATGAAACGGTTTACTTTAGTTTTCTTGCCCTATATATAGAGAAATACTAAACTAAACAGAATTATATATACCCGCGCGGGAATAAACTACACCTGCAAAAAAACATCGGGAAACCAGAAAATTCGGCAGTTGCTTTAGTCGAATAATCCGTTTACTAAATTGACCGCATCGTCCTTTTTCTGATTGATGATTTTGGCGTAGACTTGCGTCATTTTCACATCAGCATGGCCGAGTAATTTCGAAGTGGTGTAGAGGTCTGCTCCGAGCGTCAGCATCATCGTCGCGAACGTGTGGCGGCTCGTGTGAAATGAAAACCGCTTATCTATTCCAGCCGCTTTCGCCCAAGGTTTGAGAAGCGTGTTTATCATCGTTGGGCTCGGCAAATCGAATACATGATCTTCCGATGTCTTCTCTCCACGTTCCGGCATCCACTTCAAGGCTTCGGGGGAAAGCGGCAGATAAATCGGCTCTTTGGTCTTTTGCATAGATACAGCCAAACGATATTGTCCCCTATCAACAAAGACATCTTTCCACTTTAAACTGATGATATCGCTTATCCGCAGTCCGCAGAAGCAGGAGAACAAATAAGCCTGTTTTACGGCTTCGTTTTTCATCGGAGCAGCAATCAATGCCCGCACCTCTTCAATGGTCATATACGACCGCTTGCTCTCCGGCAGACGGATTTTATCCGAATTGTTGATCTTCGTAAAAGGATTGACTTTTATAATTTCCGCTCGCACGGCTGCATTCAAAGCTCCGTTCAGAATGCGGTAATAGGTGTGTAGCGTAAAATTAGATACTTGTTTGCCCTTCGGTCGATATTCAGTCAATAGATAGTCGATATACTCTTGACAAAACGCCTTGTCGATTTGATCCATCGTTACCCGTTCTCCGGCATAATTTTTCAAGATGCGGATAGTAACTTGGATTTGGTTTCCATCTTTCTTTCCTCGCTTCGCCTGATTCTCTTTGTAGGTTTCCATCCAGTCCAGAAGAAAAACCTTTTCACGGGTTTCGATACCCGCTTCGCCATTGGTAAGTTGAATGATTCGTTTCGATTTGATGGCATTGGCTGCGGCCATAGTCGTTTGATTCCGCACACGGGCATTGTTATCCGTTTCGGGGATAAGATACATCTTCAGATACTCATACGTCCGTTTGCCGTCCCGATAGATATCCAAATACAGACTTTTGTTTCCATTGGCCAACTCTTTCATCCGAAGACGGATAGGTTCTTTGACTTTTGCGGGCTTCTTTACTCGTGGCATAGTTCCTCCTTGCTTTACTCGTTATTCCTGCCACAAAGGTAGAAAGAATAATCCGAATTAAGGAACAAATAAGAAACAAAAATGTACCGAAAAAGAACCAAACAACAATAATCAAGTAAAACAAGAGAAGATGTAGACACATCGTAATTACTTATTATACAGATTGTTTATTTTCACTTGATTAGTTTTTGTTTTCTCCTTCAATCTATACTATATAAATCTGGAAAATTTTAAATGAAGTTCAAAATAATGAGTCTAAGCATAGTTTGTACCCTCAATCGAGGGCGCAGACTGCTTTTTCTTATTTGAACTTCGGGCTTACCAGAGCCTTACCAATCAATGAGGAAGAGTATGTTTGTGCCCTTTTCTTGTATCTACTCATTTGATTATCCAAAAGGCAAAACCCCTAAAAAAACTCTTCTCAAAAAGACCGTAATACATATATTAAATATTAATCATTAAAGAAAGGAGAAACCTATGGGTAAAATTGCAACAAGAGCATTTTGTAACACGCTCAAATCGGGTGCATTTAGTTCGGAACTAACTCGATGTCCGACAAGGAGTGAGATAGAAGCTGTAAAGTTAGCTGTAGCTGGAAATTATTCGAGTAATCAACTCGTAATGGAAGAAGATATAAAAAATCTTATTTCTATTATAGTGGTTGGCGAAGCTGGTAACATTATTAGAACACAAGTGTAAATAGAAAAACAAGAAAGTGCCTTTGAAAGGAGCAACTCGCTTTCTTGAAGATATCTCATCCCAGTGGTTGCGGGATAACTCAAAGAAAAATGATGCAAATAAAAGTATTTTGTATGGTGGTGCTATGCGCCTTTTTGTTTATTGCGTGTGAAAAGGATAATGATGATTATGAACCTATTAAACCACCCGTAGAACAACCGGAGGAACCTGTTAAACCCGAAAAGCCAGATGAGCCCGAGAAACCTGAAAAGCCTACTACACCACCGGCAACAGATGATATTATTAATGTAAAAATAGGAGATTCAAACATGATAGTAGGAAGTAATAACTGGAATGCCATTACGTATGGCAATGGAAAATATGTAGCTGTGGGAGAAAAGGGATATGTAACTATGTCCACTAATGGTGTTGATTGGAGTACCCCAAAACAGGTAGGTTCGAAAGTTTGGCATGCCATTACCTATGCAAACGGAAAGTTTGTTGCTGTGGGGGGGAGTGGATATAGTGGGCAAAAAGCATTTGTTACCTATTCTACGAATGGTATAGAATGGGCAACCCCAGTTTCAATACCCTCATTATATGGAGACT